CTAAATCGCCTGACGCATTACCACCAGTCAAATCAATTTTATCGCCATTTTCTAAAAATAATTTAGAAGTTCCTGCTAACTCAATTGTGCTATCTGCTGGAACTGAAATTGTGTATGCAATTCTTGCATTACCAGAAGTTCCGTCAATAACATCAGCAGTAATTGTATCGTCTGTAGCTCCGTCCACATTTGTAATTCTTAAGGTTACAACAATACCTGTTCCACCACTTGAATTGGTGTATAAGGTTTGTGCAGATGAAGTTACATCTAAGTATGCGTTTTTATATGCTTCAGCCATTTATTTTCCTTTATCCTAACGCCAATATTAGTCCAACTGTTGCTCCAGCAGGTGCTAAATTAGCAATATCTTGTGCAGTAGTTTTTTTAATGTTGTTACTATCATCAACATCAGCTACTAAAACCTCGTCGCCACCTGCAACTGTAGTGCTAGATTGTCCATTTACATCAACATTTAAAGTTACTGCTCCAGAACTTCCACCACCAGACATTCCATTACCTGCATTAACTGCAGTAATATCGCCCTCGCCAATAAAACTGCCCCAAGTAGAGCCGTTGTAATAGGTTAATGTGTCAGTATCTTTTAAAAATGCAAACATGCCTTCTGTAGGCGAAGTTACTGCACTATCTCTTGCAGAACTGTCGTCAAATACCATAACAACTTGTTCTTGTATGTAAGTATTAAAATCAGAGGCATTTACTAAATCTCCTGTAGTCCAAGTCTTAAAACCTGCTCCTGCCATTTATATTCTCCTATTCATATGCAAATCTAGTTCCTATACCTAGTTTAGCTTGTCCAAGTACCCAACCGCTAGAACTTGCAGGACTTAATGTTAAGTTCCAGTTCCAAGATTGAGTACTAGCATTAACTGTATGTTGAATACTTTCTATCCATAATTCATCAGTATAGCTAGAAGTATCTGGATTAACTATTTTAACAGATATTCTATCTCCAAATTCTAATCCTAATGCTTTTTCCCAAATATTTACATCTTCTCTTGGATTAATTTTTAAACTATCTATTCTAACAATAGGTAATGCAGTTTCAGCGATTTTTTGTTCTATTAATGATAAAACATCTAAATCAGAAACATTTATAGTACTTTCAACACTTGCTATTGGTCTATATCTTTGCACCGAATTAGCGTCTGATACAAATTGTGTATTACCACCACTTCTAGTCCATTGATAAACATTTCTTACTTCATGAGTATCAAACGAAGTTATAACATCTGTATAAGGTAAATTAGTTCCGTCATTAGAAAAAGTAGCTTGAACTGTTGTAGCATTTGTATTAGCCAATCTATAATTTCTATTTCTAAATACTGCTTTTCCGTCTTTACCAATAAAGAATTGAGCATTTTCTGCTTTTTCGCAATCTCTTATTGCAGTCAATATATCATTATCTGAATTTGTTTGTGATTGTACTTCATTAGTTCCAATTTGTATATCTCTTAATGAACTTGGAAACTGTAATTGGTCTAATAATCTACTAACTCTAATACTTGATAATTCTTGTTCATCTTCATAACCTAATACTGTTGATATTCCTATTTCTGAAAATCCACCTCTACCTAATCTCCAACCTGCTGAACTTAAAGTTTGTGAGTTAAATATCTTAAAGGCATCAACACAATTGAAAACTACTGTGCTATCTGCACCTAACGCAGGATAGCTTACAGGTATCATATCTAAAAAACCATAAAATATTGGATAAGTAGTTGAATCATATTCAGCAGTTATTTTTATAACTTTATAAGGTTGTATTTTTGTTATAGAATTTCCAGTATCATAATAAGGACTAGAAGTATTATTTGGATTAAATCTGTTATCTGCATTAGATAATAAAATACTTGCAGTTCCACCAACAAACTGTCCTAATTCATTCTGCCTACCTCGTTTAGTTGTAAATTGTCTTACATAAGCAGATATATCAGTAAATGTAATAGAACTATCAAATGGATTACTATCAAATCCTACTTCAACTGTTATATTTACATTATTATCAAATGCAACTGACATTAGAACGCCACATTAATTCCACGCCTTGCTCCCTCTTGTAAGGCTCTTGCTACTGCTTCTTCTATATCTTGAGGAGTTCCTAATAGTGCTTGAGGATTTACTGTAATAATATTTGTATTACCATATCTTGCTAAACCGCCTCCAACATCTGTAAAACCACCTTTTGGTACTTCTGCACCACCACTTGCAGGAAACTTAACTCCTCCTGTCTGAGGGCTTGTAGGAACACTAGGAGTACTTGTAAATGGACTTATTTTTTTACCTGACATATTAAATATAGATTGAAAACTAGCTTTTAGTTTATCTAAATCTCCACCAACATTAGCAACCATTTGTCTTATGCCTTCTTCTAATGCACCAATTGCCTGAGCGTCAGCGATAGCGTCATCTAATTCTTTTTTAGCAATAGCCATAGCTAATAAATTTTCAGTTGAATTAGCAGTAGCTTTTGCTAAATCTTCTTGTGCTTGACGATATTCTTCTTGAGCCTTTTTAATTTTTTCTTGTTGTTTTTCTAAATCATCTAAAGCTCTTTGATACTCTCTTTGTGCTTGCTCTTCGGCTTGAGTTGCAGAAGTACTATCTTTAATTAATTCAGTTAATCGTTGTTGAGCAACTTGTAATTCAAGATTTTGTACTTTACTTCTATCTTCTACTTCTAATAATTTTTGTATAGCTTCTTTTTGACGCTCAATAGCTAATTGTTCTTCAGCAGTAACTTCTTTAGATTTTTCTTTTTCTTTATTTAATTGTTCAAGTGCATAATCTCGTCTAGAAATAATGCCTTTTTCAGCGTTCATTTCCTTATTAAGATTTTTTAATGCTTTCTTTTCTTCGTTTTCTAAATCAGTAATATTTTCTTTAATCTTGTTCATCTTTTGATAAGCACTATAAACTTTATTTAATGCTCCTAAAGACTCTTCTTCTCTAGTTTTAGCTAATTCTTCTTCTGCGTCTATTTCATCTTGAGTAGTATCAACAACTTCCTCTTTACTTTTTCGTAAATCGGTTAAACCTGCAATATAGCTTTCTACTGCGTCCCTTTCATCGTCATGAGATTTTTCTAAATCTTTAGTAACTTGAACTAATCTTTTTACTCTTACAATGCCGTCTGCATATTCACGACTAACTGTTCTTAATTCATAAGAATATTGTTTTATTGGCTCTCTTTCAGCTACTGCTTTCCTATAATCAATAATGCTTTGGATTAATCTATCAAACAAACCAACAGTTTGTCTTGCAGTTCCCTCGAAATCTTTTCCTATATCAGTTAATAAAATATTCCATTTATTTGATAAAATATCTAATTCGGCTTGTAAAGTATCTAATTGTTTATTTGCAACTTCTTCAGTTGTTCCACCTGCGTCCCTTAGAGCTTCTTCATATTCTCTTATTTGGTCAGTAGTTCCAGATAAAATCTTAACCGCGTCAGCAACACCTCTATTTAAACCTAATTGGTCTAAAGTACTAGCCTTTAATTCATCAGACATTGGTCCTAATACTGCGTCTAATTCTTCAATAATATCTGCAACATTTTTCATATTGCCCTCTGCGTCAAACATTTGAAGTCCTAGTTTTGCAAATTCTTCTGAATTCTTAGCAGTAGCTCTTGGTATATCTCTTAAAACTTGGTTTAACTTATCGCCTGCCTCTGCACCTTTTACACCTCTATCAGCAAAAACTGCTAAAACTGCAACACCTTCTTCAATATCTTTATTAACAACTTTTAAGGCTGCACCTGCTTTTGTAGTTAATGCCTCTGAAAATTGTTGAACACTTGCATTTGCTAATGTGTTAGCTTTTACCAAAACATCTGTAACTCGTGTTAAGTTTTGCATATTTTGTTGAGCGTCTTGAACTGTAAGTCCTAAAGCTGATTGTGCGTCAGTTGCTAAGTCAGTAGCAGTTGCCATATCAAACATACCTGCTTGTGCAAATTTTGCTACTTGAGGTAGTGCATTAATAGATTGTTCTGCGTCTAAACCTGCTGATGCTAAGAAGAAAAATGCCTCTGCTGATTGATTAGCTGATATTGTAGTTGTACTTGCTACTTCTTGAGCAGCCCTTACCATAGCCTCTTGTTCTTGAACTGTTGTGTTCATAATTGCAAGAGATTGTGTCATCTTGCTATCAAATTCAGTAAAGGCTTGGACTGCTTCAGTTACACCTTTTGCTAATGCAATAAAACCTACTGCAGTAACACCTGCAGTTATTTTTCCTAATTTACCTAAATGCTTACCAGTAGTGCCAGAAGTTGCACCAAGTTTTTTCATTTGTGCAGAGGCTAAATCTGCACCTTTTGTAGCAATCCTAATTATTAGGTCTGCACCTGCACCTAAAGCCATTTATCTTCTCCTCTTACTTTCGGCTTGTTGTAAAGCTATTGCTTTATTTTTCTCTTTTTGCTCCCATAGGTAAAAAGTAGCCCATTGAGTATATTCGTATGAACTCATTGTAGCTTGTAAATTAGCCACAGTCATTCCTAAATCTCTAGCTAAGCGAAAAGTAAATGCTAATTCAGGATTAGTCTTGAAAGTCCTCGGCAATTTCTGCCTGAACCTCCTCAGTTGCTCCGTTCATTTCAGATATTTCAATAAATATTCTATCAATTACTGTTGCGTTCTTTTCATACAGTAATTCAATCATTTCATCATCTAATTGAGGTTCAATTACACTAGCTTTAAGTAATTCTTTTTGATAATCAAAAGCGTCTTTACTTTCATCACTTGCAATTCGTGCTAACTCTACTTGTACTTTTTTACTAATACCTTTTACTCTGATTTTTGCGTCCCATTCAGGTATTTCAATTTCCTTTTCTGGAACATCAGCAATAGTATTTAATATTGTTTTATTTAGATAGTCCATTATGCGTCCTTTATAAAAGTATCTTAGTTAGTTCCTCGAGTTACTGCACCAGTTACTTGAAGTTCTGCAGTATAAGATACTACATCTGCTACAGGACTATTTTTTGTATATCCAGTACAAATTGCTTCGCCTGAATATAGAACAGTTCCGCCTGCAGTTCCCTCTGGTGAATACTCAAAAGAAAGTGTTGCACTTTGACCAATAACTGCACCAAAAATTCCATCTACTGTGCTATCCCATAGACCAGTAACTGAAATAGTTGCGTCTTTCAATCCAACAATGTATGTCTTATTTGTTGCACCTAGAACCGAAGTTTCGGCTATATCTGCAGTTTGTGGAAAGTCCACATTATTAACATAAGAGCTTATATCAGTTAGAGTTCCGCTATCGTTGTCTAACTTAAATACGCTGTCTTTTCCATGTACGAATGCCATTTCTTTTTATTCTCCTCTTAATTAATTCTTCCAAAACCTACAATAGCAGAAAAGCTAGGAGTAGTCCCACTAACAGTAAAAGAAACTTTTAAGTATCTATTAACTGTTGTACCTTTTGCTACTGATTTATATTCAGAAGTACTTGTTGTTGCTTGTGTAAATGTTACTAAATTTGTATAAGTTATATCATCAGCAGAATGTTTTATAACTACATCTAAAGTTGGTGTAGTACCGCTTGCAGAAGTAACTAATAAAAAAGCACCACCACCATTAGTAGTAGAACTTCCATTATCTCTTGCAGTTCCGTCAGCAGTTGCAGTTATAGTATCATTTTCTAAAATTAAACCATTTAACATACCGCCGTCAGCTTGTATTTCTAATGAAGTAGCTACAACATCTCCTACAGGACTTGATACGCCATAATTAGTTATATTTGCATTTGCAAAAAATACTTTATCGGTTGCACTTACTCCACTTGCACCATTAACAAATACAAAATCATTTCCGCCTAATAGTGGTTGCAATACTGCGTCTGAAGTAGCGTCAAAAAATCCTGCTAATGAAGATGTTCCGTCTTTTTGTCCGCCTATATAAGTCTTTGCATCTCCAGTAACACCAAAAGTTGTTGTTTCAGCAACATCTGCAGTCATTGAAGTATCTGCACTATTAAAATATTGAGAATAGTCATTTTGATTAATATAAATCTTTGTATCTTTACCATGAACGAAAGCCATTATCTACGACCTCCACCTCTACGAGTTGTACTTCTTCTTCTAGTTCCAGAACTACTTCCGTACTTTCCCATTATTCTTCTTCTTCCTTTATTTGTTTTTTAGCTAATGCAGTTGCTTTCATAATTAAGCCTTGCTCTAATAACCATTTTACACTTTTTTTAGGTATGTCGTTCACAATACTACCTGCCATATGTGTTTTTCCATTGTATTCTAATTCTTCGTTTAAAATATAATCCATTATGCAATTACCTCTACGCTAAATTGTACTCCAATATAGTCTATGTTATTAACATTATACACGCCATAATCAGTTGCGTCAGTAACTCTAACAGATTGAGCCTCACTATTCAAAGTAGTATCGCTTTCAATTTGAGCTTTTATAGAATTAGCACCAGAACTTTGTAAGTAACTATCTAAACTTTCTTGGCTTAATTGAGCGTCAACTCTTGATATATAAACTAATACCGGAATTGTATAAACATCTGAACCTCTAGCCATTGTTGAATCATATTCAATTCTTTCTACAACACCAACAACTGCAGTAGGAGGTTCTACCATGTCAGGAACATATTTATAAATATTTAAACCAGTAATAGAAGATAAATTATTTCCTATTTCGTTTCTTA